AACGTGGGCCGCGCTTGGCGTGACGGAAAACAAGTGCGTTGACCCTTCGGTGGTTTACCTGCCGTTGAGTATTCATGTGACACGCTTGCCTGGTCGCTCCATCAAGTACCTCGCCATTCACTACACCGCCGGTAGCTCGTCGGCACCGGGCAGGGCGAGAGCCGTCAAGCACGTCTTCGAGAACCGCAAGGCGAGTGCCGATTTCGCCGTGGACGATGCCGAAATGGTGCAGTTCAATCCCGATTTGGACAATTTCTACTGCTGGGCTGTAGGCGACAAGAAAGGGGCTACCTGCATCGACGACGCCACCAACCGCAACACAATCTCCATCGAGATTTGCTCCACGTTGAGGAAAGGCACGGCAGCCGTGCCCAACCATGAGGGGTGGGAGTTCACCGAGGCTGCGCTTGCCAACGCCGCACGCCTCGCAAAGATACTGATGAGGAAGTACAACATTCCCATTGAGCGAGTGGTGCGCCACTTCAACATAACCGGCAAACTCTGCCCCGGCATCATCGGCTGGAACACTGGCTTCATCTACACCACCGACGGGCGCAGAACCAGCCAGCGCAACAATAGCGACAAGTGGGAGGATTTCAAAAAGCGACTGTCATGAAAGAGCGCATAGAGTTAACGCCCGATGAGTTTGCAGAGGCGAGAGCCATCCTCGCCGGAGGCTTCCTCACCTTGTTGCTCGTCGTCTTCTTGGTTGTCATAACCTTGCTGATGAGTGGGTGCAGGTCACCGAAAGAAGTCGTGAGGGAGGTCACCGTCATCGATACGCACGACAGCATTCACTACGTCCACGACACATTGTTCTTCGATGTGCCGGTGCAGACGGCGCAGATCGTGACGAAAGACAGTGCAAGCGTGCTGGAGAACGACTGGGCAATCAGCCAAGTCGCCATCAACAAAGACGGCACGTTGTCGCACAAGCTGGAGAGCAAGCCGCAGAGTGTGCCGGTGCCGTTCGAGAAGCCAGTGGAGACCAAAACACAGGTCATCTACCGCAACAGGGAGGTCAAAGTGCCTGTTCCTGTTGAGAAGCAACTCACCCCATGGGAAAAATTCCGTCTGGACGCATTTTGGTGGCTCCTGGGCGCGTCTGTCGTTGGGGCTGGAGTAGTATTCCGAAAACCATTGTTTGCCCTTGTGAGGCGATTTATATAATCATGAGCACTGTGTAGATCTTTTTCATAAGATGAATTTTAGGTTAACGCTCTGCCCTGGCTTGCGAAAGTCGGGGTAGTTTCACACAAAAAGCCCCTGCCGGGCAAAAGCAGGGGCGCAACGCATTTTCAACAGCACTTAGGTATTCTTGCGTTACGCCTAATATTACCGAGAAAGTAACATAAGGTTCGCCCTTGTGTTACTTTTTTCGTGAAAAGGTAACATATCGCCGGCAACGTGTTAAAAAAAATAGTGACACCGAACCATCACGGTCAGGTGTCACACAAGTCAAACATTTTAATCCACCATTGCAGTGAACCAAATGCACTGCAAAGGTACTAAAAATTTCTCGTTGAGGCGATAAAGTCGCACACTTTTCTCACGCATGCGGTAGCCATTTCAGGCGTGACCTTGATGTAGGCAAACAGCATCTTGTTGTGTCCACCGCCCAGTGAGTGACCAAGAACATAGTCAATCACACTCTCACTCTCGCCCAGGGCAAAGGCGTGCTGTGCAAAAGACTTGCGAGCCGAGTAGAACGTAAGCCCCGGCAGTCCATAGTCATCACGATAGGAACGCGCCGTGCGTTCCATTGAGTGGCACTGGTGTATGTCTGCCGCCTTATACATCTTCAACTTGCCGTCTTCCCCCTTGTACTTGTCGATAATGGGCTTCGCCTCTGATGGTATCTCAAACTCTACATAAGGATTGACCTTTGTCTTTCGTTCTGTCTTCGTGCGGACGTAGTGCAGCGTATCTGCACACACGTTGAAGTTGATGTGAGCAAGGTCTATGAGGTTGATGCCGCCGAGGTAGTAGGACAGCATGAACAGGTCACGGAACTTGTTATAGCCTCTGCGGTTCGTCTTGTTGTCGCGAATGAACCTCACCTGGTCGGGAGTAAGCCAGTTCTGCCTCACGGCAACTACTCGCTGGTAGCAGCCCTGTGTTGGCGGTATGCGGAAATCGGTGTAGCCGTTTATTTGGCAGAACTTGACGATCTGAGAGAGCAGTGTCACCTGCGTCTGCAAGGTGATGGGTGCCATCTCGGCACCGCGTTTCTTCATGAAGCGTTGGACCATGAGCGGAGTGAGATGTGACATGAACGTTGTTTCGGGGATAACTGACGTGATGGACTTGAACTGGGCTCGGTAGCGTTCTTTGGTGGTGTCCTTTGCTGTTGACACCTCCAGCATCTCCTCGAAAGCCGACCGCAACGTGTGCGTCTTCTTGGCCCGCGTGTGCAGGATTGTGGCAACCAGCTCGGCGCAGGTCATTCCCTCGGTGTAGGGAGTCTCGTCGATGATGCGCTGCACCTCCTGCATACGCTGGAGCAGCTTCGTGTTGAGATAGGTAGCATCGTCACGCTTGACGATCTTGCCGTTTTTCCACTCTTTGGTGGAGTTGATGATGACATCGGTGAGGATGTAGCGGGTCTGTGAGCGGTGAGCCACCGCGATACGGACTTTGTGTCTTCCGTCCTTGAGTGCCTTACCGGGCACTACTGTCAATGAAAGTGTAGCCATAATTTTACGACAATTTTTCGACAATTATCGGGAAACAAAAACGCCAAATCGGCAATTTTTGGGCAATCAGTTCAGCCCCAAATTTGGAGTTGTTTCCCATTTAATCTACTGATTAAGTCGCTAAAAGTTCGCTACTTACAAGTATTTAGGCAAATAAGTCGATCTTTATCACTCTACTTACTGCAATTTTGCGTAATGTGCAAGGGGTAGCCGTGTAACTTGCTGGTAGCGTGCCGAATATTGCCGGGGCGAGATGATTGCGAAAACTTACCCGACAATAATTCGGCAATTTTTTTACTTGAACAGCGACTCGTCCACCGGGTCACCGACAACCGCGTCAACCTTTGCAGGGTCGAGCAGGTCGATAAGCGAGTTGAAGTCCTCCACGCATGAGAACACGATCTCGTAGTTCTCGGTGATGTATCGGTTCTTCATGTGCTTCGTTTCGGCGAGCATGAACGCGAAGCGGTTGTTCTCGGTGGCAGAGAAAGTCATTTTCCAGCCTGTGTAGTCATCGTAGAAGCGGTCACCGGCAATCTCCCACCAGTATATCGGCTTCGGGAACTTGACGGGAATGTCCTTACGAAAGTTCTTGACATTGTTCGCGTCTGCTACCTGTGACCACTCCACATACTTGTCGCGTGCGTCGATGAGAGCCTGCCGGAACTTGGCGAGGTCTTTGTACTTGACCCACACTTCGCCGTAGCCTCTTTTGGTCTGAGCATCGAAGCGGACATAAGACGGTTTGTTGTCCTTTTTGAGGAGTTGTACTGTGATGTCGTTCCGTTTTGCGTGCTGGTTGGAGAACGTGCCAACTACCTGTGCGCATGCCAGCATGGGCAGCAGCACCATGATAAATGCTAATACCTTGTTCATTTCACTAACGGTTTATTTTTACATCTATAATTAGTTCATCTTCTTCTAAGTTTTCATTGTGATGGCTCTTGATAAGCAACCCTTTCCAAATGCGGGAGAAGCATTTGGCATCAACCATAAGATGATCTGAATGAGTTATAATACCTCTTCCCGCAATGTCTGGTCCGAGAATAGCGGTACAAAATGCTATGAAGTCATCAAGTTCCTTTGTGATTACTGGCACTTGCGAAATAAATCTGATAGTGGTGTTGTCTTCACTTTTGATAACGGTCGCTAAAGCGAAAGAGCCAAACTCAATCTCGTCTAATACCACAAGTCCGGTTTCTTGTAGCAAATCGTCAAAGTCCACATGGAATAATGGACTTAATAATACTTTTAAGTCCATTGGGCTACTGATTTTGGAGTTGTTTGATTTTCTCTTGGAGGTTCTTGATAATCTCTTGCTGCATGGCGACCACGTCAACAAGACCTTCAATACGTTTATTGTAGGCCGCTGTGTTTTCCTCTGCGAGCATAGTACCCTCACCACGCATAAGCCACTCGGCTGAAATCTCATCAAATTCAGTCAATATTGCATTGACCAACTTATAACTAATCTCGGTTGCACCTCGCATAGTCCTGTTGAGGCTGCTTTGTGTGATACCAAGTCGCTTGGCGAATTGGGTCTCTGTCATGTTACTGTAGGCCAGCACAGCCTTAATTCTTCCAATCATTACCGCAAACTTTTATGAAGGGCAAAAAAGTCCTAACTGTTAAAACATCTTAAATATTTGACAAATTAAGTCACTAATGGTTTGAAATAAGTCAAAAATGACTACCTTTGCACTATCTATCTATCACAACGCAAAATTACAACAAAATTTTGATACCGCAAACTATTTTCAATCAAAAACTTAAAAAGATTTACAACTATGGCTAACGAGAACAACAACGAGGCAAAAGTCATCGAAAAGACCGCCACCGAGAACGAGAACATGGTCGAAATCTCCGCAAAGGAGTTGAGCGACCTGCAAGAGAGCAACGCCAACCTCATCACCGATTGTGAGACGCTGAAGGTACAGGTTATGGACGCCGAGAAGAAACTGAACGAGACGCAGGAGTTATACGACCGCGTCTCGCGTTACTGGAGAGAGGCCGAGGACAAGTTGAAGACCGTCTTCGCAGCCCTTGAGGTTGTCAACCCTACCGAGTACATGACCGGCCTCGACTTCATCAAGAAGATTGCGGGCATTTAAGCCACACACACCTTTCCGCCGTAGCTCAGACAGGAGAGCGTTGCCTGAAAGATGGCAAAGGGCGTTGGTGCAAATCCAACCGGCGGACCAAAGCAAGACCCGCAAG